AGACAAGGCACAACATCATCTCGCTTGGTGCTGGGGTTCAGTCATCGTGCATGGCTTTGATGTGCGCCAAGGGTGAGATTAAGCCAATGCCAGACTTTGCAATTTTTGCCGACACGCAAGATGAGCCAAAAAGCGTTTATGATTGGCTAGAAAGGCTGAAAGCGATGTTGCCATTCCCTGTCTATATTGTAACCGCCGGGAGCCTGTCGAAAGAAGCATTAAAAATGCGAGTCACAAAAGACGGGCGAAAATTTAGCAGAACAAACATTCCATTCTTTACGGAAAGTGCAAAGGGCAAAAGGGGGAAGATAGTTTTTCGCTCATGCACTTCTGATTTTAAGATAAAACCAATAATGAAGGAAACTAGGGCTAGATGTGAAATTAAAAGGGGTCAAAAAGAAATAAGCGTCACCCAATATATCGGCATAAGCTGGGATGAGTGGCATAGGTGTAAACCATCAAAAGATGCTTGAACGCAAAGCCGATGGCCTCTTATCGAGCTAAAGATGACCCGCCAACATTGTCTTAATTGGATGCTCAAGAACAACTACCCAACACCTCCAAGATCATCTTGTGTTTATTGTCCGTTTCACTCCGACAGGGAATGGAAGCGGCTAAAGAAAGAGGAGCCAGAAGCCTTTGCAAAAGCCGTGGAGTTTGAGAAGCAAATTCAAGCCGCAAAAAAGAATAGTGAAAATTTTGACTCAACTCTATTTTTGCACAAGTCATGCGTCCCGCTTGAGGAGGTTGATTTGCGAGACGATTTTGATAAAGGCCAGATGGATATTTTTGGGGCTGGGCATACTTATTGCGAAGAGGGGATGTGCGGCGTATGAAACGCTCCCCTATTAAAAGAAAAACCCCACTTAAAAGAAGCGGTCGAAAACTTCGACCAGTCTCAAAGAAAAGGGCAAGGGAAAACCGCGCCTACACTTGGCTTCGGGAATGGTATTTGGAGCAGAATCCAGCTTGCGAAATCTGCGGCAAGAAAGCAACACAGATTCACCATAAGCGAGGGCGATTTGGGGCAAGGCTAAATGAAAAGGAATATTTTATGGCAATTTGTATGGCTTGCCATGATTGGATTCATAAAAACCCAATGGAAGCCTATGCGAAGGGCTATATGCTCCTACGATAAATAAACCCTTGACATCCTTTTGCCTTTCCCATAAAAAGGGCAAATAATGAAAACCGAAATCCTAAAGCACATCAAAGAAATTTCCAAACTTTCCTTAAGGGAAAGAATTGAGGCCATAAACGAAATAAAGCTGGAACTTCACAATATTAGCCCATTCAAAAGCGAACCAGTCGATTGCGTATTATGGGTAAAGGCTGACGATGTTCACGCAAACGACTACAATCCAAATAGTGTTGCTCCCCCAGAAATGGAGCTTTTAAAAGTTTCAATTATGTCGGACGGATATACCCAGCCCATTGTTGCTATGCCGGATGAACAGGGGAAGTTTGAAGTAATTGATGGTTTTCATAGAAACAGATGCGGGAAGGAGTCTGAAGAAATAAAAAATAGGGTACTTGGATATCTGCCGATTGTAAAAATAAAAGAAGACCGAACCGAAAGAAACGACAGGATAGCCGCAACTATTCGACACAATAGGGCTAGAGGCAAGCACAAGGTAGATGCCATGTCCGACATTGTTGTTGAGCTTAAAAGAAGGAATTGGTCGGACGAAAAGATTTCAAGAGAACTTGGAATGGATCAAGATGAAATTTTAAGGTTATGCCAAATCACCGGGCTTTCAGAGCTTTTTCAAGATCAAGAATTTTCGAGGTCTTGGGATATTGAGGGCGAGATAACGGAAAAAGATTTTGAAGAGCTTTCCGATGATGTCTCAAAATACGGCAAAGAAAAAGAGGATTTTAGAACAGTAAACACAAGTGACGAAAACAGAATATTCCACACCTATGATAAGTGGGAGTGCCATAAAGCTGGGTTTTATGAAAACTCCAAAGAAGGGATGAGCAAGGCAGAATGCGAAGAAGCATATAGAAAATTTCTTTCGGATGATAAAGAATTTGCGAAAGCCTTAAATTCCGTAATCACAGAATGGAAGCATTCTTGCGAACATTATTTAACTAATTCTGCGATGAATCGGATTGCATGGTTAGGACAAGCCTCGGCCTGTTATGCCCTTGGGATACCATCAGCATACCGGGGCGGGTTTAATCTGCTATCAGAAGCAGAACAATTAAGTGCAAATAAGCTGGCCTTGAAGTATTTAAATAAATGGCTAAAGAAAAACAATCGCAAGGAAATAACACTAGAAGAAGCCTTTTCTTACGATAGGCAATCGGACATTTATTGATTTATGGCGATTAAAAAATATAGAAATGTAAGCGTATTGGATGCCTCTAGGCAAAGAATCTTAGAAGCATTTGAGAACACCGAAAGGCAATATATAGCCTTTTCTGGCGGCAAGGATAGTAGCGTTATGTTCCATTTAGTTATGGAAGAAGCGATAAAAAGAAACAAAAAAATAGGAGTTATGTTTATAGACTTAGAGGCCCAATACTCTGAAACAATAGCCCACGCAAAAGAAATGTTTTCTTTATACAAAGACAATATTGATCCACACTGGATTTGCGTTCCTATGCTTTTGAGAAATGCAGTAACAAATTATGAGCCGAGATGGATGGCGTGGGATGAAGAAAAAAAGGACATTTGGATTAGGGAAAAACCACATTGGGCCAAAACAGAAAAAGATTACCCATTTTGCGTTCCGGGTATGGAGTTTGAGGAGTTTATTGTTTTGTTTGGCGAATGGTATGGGCAAGGCAAAAAAACAGCGGGATTTATTGGAATTAGGGCACAAGAAAGCCTTCACAGATATTGCGCCATTGCTACATGGGAAAAGAAAAATTTAATGCTAGACGGCAGGAGATGGACAACAAAAATAGTTGATAATGTATATAATTGCTATCCTATATATGATTGGCTTACTGAAGATATTTGGAGATTCCATGCAAAATATAAGGAGAGGCCGCATAATAGGATTTATGATAAAATGCACATGGCCGGAGTTCCAATTTCAAAACAAAGGCTTTGCCAGCCGTTTGGGGACGACCAAAGAAGAGGGCTTTGGCTATATCATATTTTAGAGCCTAATACTTGGTTTAAATTAGTCGCCAGAGTAAATGGGGCAAACTCTGGGGCATTATATGTTGAGGAAAAAGGCAACATTACTGGGTATAATAAAATATCAAAACCAGCCAACCATACTTGGAAAAGTTTTTGCAATCTGCTTTTACAAACAATGCCTAAAAAAACAAGGGATCACTATATGATAAGGTTCAAAAAGTTTATTTATGGGTGGCACAACCGTGGATATTCCTTTATACCAGAAGAAGCCCCGCATGAGCTTGAGGCTAAATGCTGGGCTCCTTCTTGGAGGAGAATGTGCAAGGTATTATTAAGAAACGATTATTGGTGCAAGGGGCTTGGGCAAGCACAACCCAAGAGCGATGCCTACCTAAAATACAAAGAAATTAAAAGAGCTAAAAAAGAGCAAATTAAATTCGCAACAGAAGAAAATTTATTTAATGAACCGCTCCGTTCAGATTATTGAAACCCTTTTTGTCCCAAAGAAAAAACTTTCCATTCCAGAATGGTGCGAGGCCAATTTAACCCTATCGGCTAGGATTACAAATATACCCGGCCCATACTCAACAACGCTTACGCCCTATGTAAAGGAACCATTAGAGGCTTTTGGGAATGATTCAATCCGCAGGGTTACTTTGGTTTGGGGAGCTCAAACATCCAAGACAACCACGATCCTTGCTGGCCTAGCCTACCGTTTGGCAGAAAGACCCTGCCCCGCATTATGGGTGATGCCTAGTGAGCAACTAGCAAGGAGCTTTAGCGAAACCCGATGGCTTCCGATGGTGGATGACTGCCCAATCCTTTCAAAGGAGAAGCCAGAGAACACAGACAAAATCAAGATTCTGGAACAGCATTTTAGAAAGATGTCCCTTTGGTTTGTTGGCTCAAACAGCCCAGCCAATCTTTCCTCCAGGTCGGTTTCACTTTTGATGCTCGATGAGGTTGATAAATTTTCTGATGGCACAAACTCAAAAGAGGCTGGAGCCTTGCAGTTGGCAGAGGCCAGAGTTGCCACCT